TCTACAGTACCTTGATATTTCTTATCCAATTTAGTTGGTTTACAAGCACGAGCAGAATAAGTTGTATCAAGCTTACCTGAACCAGAACGGATGATTTTAATATCATATCCATTTTTCGGGTCAGTCATATCACCCGCTTCATCCTCATCAAGGTAAAGGTCGATGATGTCTTGATATACTGAGCGTGGAACTAGAACTCCCTTATCCTGGCCATCATAGTCAAACTTAGTACCTTTTTCGTCTACATATACTAGACCTCCCAATACATATTTTCTTCTGGGTACTAAAGTTTTTGCAAGTTCCTTGTCATCGTCATCCTTTGAATTTTTCAATTCTTGGTATTTCTCCATGAAAGGACATGGTTCATCAAAAGTAGCCGGAGATATAACTCCACCCAAATCCCCACCTAAGTAGAATTGAATAACTTCTATACCCAATTCCTGGTCATCACCCGGAGATTTGATTCTCATCCTTAAAGTACCCTCCTTAGGGTATACGAATCCACCTCCATTACCTTTTGATTCCAGCTGTTTCTTTCTAGCCAGCATCTTTTCTTTTGTAGAAAGTCCATCTGAGGATACTTTCTTTTTCTTTTTGTCTTTTATCATGATAATTACTCGTTTGGTTCGGTATAAATTACCTCGTTCATACTTAACACTGTAAGAGTGTTCTTTTCCAAGAGTTGTTGCAATGCAGGAGAAAGCTTGTCTGTTTCAAATTCTATTTCCTTACCTGCATATAAACCATAAGTAACAATTCTGCCGATAGCAACAAAGTCCTTATAGGTGTTATATTCTTCGGTGATGATACCAGATTTTACTACTACTCCCTTACGAGGTACTCCCTCTTTTACTTGTTCCGGAATAAAGAGTCCGGATTTTGTTTGATTTACCTCTTTTGGAGATAAAATCAATACCCGGTTCTCTGTTGGACTACCAGGCAATTCTTCATTAAATTTCTGAGCTACTGCTACAGATACAAAAGTCAATGAATAGTTCATATTTCTTATATTTTAAAAGTTAGTAATTGATTATAGTTCTTATTTCTCCTTACGAAGGTTGGCATTCAATGTTCTCAGTATTCCCTCTCTAGATTCATAAGCTCTACAGATTGAAATATACTTGTTAGCCTTTTCTACTGCCTTCAAATATCTTTGATATATGGACTTATATTTCGGACTTACGTTTGCTTTATGTGATACGTAGTCATTGTTGAATCTCTCGTTAGATTCTTTAATATAAATCCATGCAGAAGAATAGGCTTCGTCCTTTTCCCTTGCTAGTGCATCCCTTTCTTTAATATACTTATCTCTTAAAGAACAGAATATATAATAACTAGAAGGAGATTCTCGTAGCTGAGAATTGATGAGATTTTCATTTATAGATAATTCTTTTTGGATATCTATTTCTAATATCCTACCTTCGAATTTAACCTTTAGTTTCTTCAGTTCCGTTTTCATATTGTAATAGGTTCTTAAAATCCTCTTTACTATATTTACCATCTTGGATGGCTTTTGATACTTGAGCGAATGCACATCTATATGCAACATCCATACCAGGCAAATGAAGGAGAGATTTGTATGGTGCCATCTTATCAATCAAAGCCTTGAACCTTAAGTCGCATAAATTATCAGTTCCACCCCTATCAACCAGAATCATAAACAAAGCCCAATAAATATGGGTAGCATCTTCATAGGCTAACCTTGCCTCTTCATCTTTCATAACTCCAAAAGCCAAATCCTCTAATATATTGAGATTAGATTGTAATTGCTCTATCTGAGTTTTAATCCGATTGAATAACATCTTATCTCTACCTACTAACTGTAAATTACATAACCTTAGTTGTCGATTAAGATTTTCGATAGAGAAATTTAAGCAAGCAGCTACCATGTAAGTTAGTGATGATAGTCTGTTAGCATTCAAAATATCTTCTTCGTTTGCCATAGTTTCATAAATTTATATTATTTATGTTGTCATAGTATCCTCTCTTTTTACTTCTGTAGTGGATTTAGCATTGTCTTTATGATGAAGATACCGATTGCAACCAGGACATTTAACCAATTTACAATCTGCAAAAGTATGTGAATCCACTTCTAAATAATCATATTCGAATTCACAATCACAATAAGGGCATTTAGCTCGCCATATTGTGGGTCCATTCAAAATCTTTTTCATTTCCTTAGTTTTATGTTATTATACCGTAATATTTTATATAATACTCCAGTTGATATACCGAATTCTTCTAGTATATCTTTTCTTGGTATACCCTCTATATACCTAGAAATTAATAATTCTACATTTACCTTACGTTCTCGTTCTTTACCAACAAAATAGAATCTTTTATCTTCTATACACTGACCCATATTCATCTTAGCTGTACCCCAATATAAATTACCTACCCGATTATCCTCTGGATTGTTATTTTTATGACATACTTGAGGATAATTGTTTAGGTTAGGGATGTAAATAGAAGCAACTAACCTGTGTCTATAAAAGTTCTTCCGTTTACCACCATCTCCTACTAAAGAGTTAGATAAATAACCATTATCTTTCATAGCAGGTTTTACTAATTTCCAACTACCAGTAAATTTCGAGTATAATTTTCCAGTACGGGATATGTAATAATTACTAAACCCGGGTATATTACCCTTTTCTCGATTTTTCATATTCTCGTTGATATTTATGGATTTCCTTTTTATATAGTTCCATAAATACTTCTGGTGAAGCTGCACTAAAATTACCAATTTTACGAGTCTTAAACTTATGGTATTCCTCCATGTACTCTTCTACCGAAAAGTCTGGTTTTAACATTCTAGTATAATCATATCCGGGCATAAATGGTAATTCTTCTGCCATAGACCGGCCTATTGTAAAATCCATTGATAGAGTTACGTCATCAACTTGAAATCCGAAATATCTCTTTGTACTTGGATTACGTAGAATATTCCAGATTGTATATACAGTCCATGTATTAATATCTTGAGGTTTAGAATACATATATACAGCATCATGTACTGTACAAGCTTCTTTCATCATGGGTAATTTACCTTGTCTCATTAACCAATAAACAAGGATAGCTCCAAAATTGGTCATATTTGCTGCAGCACCTTGACATGGGAAATTAAGACCTAAACGAATTGCATAAGCAACTTCTTGCTTATCATTTGAATATATCTGTGGGAGTCTTCGTTTAGTACCAAATAACTGTGTATAATACCCATGCTTACGAAGGAATTTCTCTTGTTTCTCTTTAAACTTCCTAATTTTAGGATGTTGACCAAAGAATACTTCCATTTCCTTTGCTGCTTCTTCTGGTGTAACTATAATACCTGCTTTTGGGTCAGATAGTTTAACTGCTAGCAATTTATTACCAATTCCATAAATAAGTCCAAATGCAATCTGTTTAGCTTGCTTTCTCCTTACCTTCCATAGTTTATAATCTGGATGTGTTTCATCTTCATAGGCTTTACTTGCTTCTTCGATTGATACACCATATTTTGCTGCTGCTATACCAAGGTGAGGGTCTACTCCCTTAGCAAATGCTTCCAGATATGTTTCGTCTCCTGATAGATGAGCCATCATTCTTAGCTCTGCCTGAGAATAGTCGAATGCCATATATAAATAACCGGGAGGAGCAACCAACTGTTTCTTGATATTTGGGTCTACAGAGGTTTTTGGTATTTGCTGCATATTTGGGTCAGCAGAACTGAATCGATTAGAATCAGTACCATGTATATTATATCTACCGTGTAATCGAGAATCATCTTGGACTTTTTCATGCCAACCCTCAATATAAGTAGTATACATTTTCTGTAAACCTCTTAATTCAAGTAGCTTATCAAGGAATATTGCTTTTGGGGATTCTGGGTCTTTTACGGTTAACCTTAATTCAACTAGTGTATCTTCATCCGTACTTGGCTTACCTGATTCATTATTTTTAATTACTGGAAATTTAAAACCAGAATCTGAATACATAAGTTGGGGTAAATCAACTGGACTACCAAGATTAAGAGGTCTTATAAGTTCTTGCTCTTTCTTTGTAGTGAATATACCTGCACGAATGTTTGATATCTTTTGTTCCCTTGAATCAATCTTACGTTTATCTTTTGGGTCATTATAATCTAACTCTTCAAGTTCAGCCTCAATAGATTCGATATACCTTTCTATTTTATCTTGATTATATTTCTTGGTAAACTTCTTTACCCTTGGTAAATCATAGATTGCTTGTCTAGCAGCATCTATCTTTGGTTTATATTCCTCAAGCAATTTCTGATTAAATTCCGTATCAAGGTATAACCCCTCTTTCTCTACCGAAGTTAATACCCGGGAATTACACATAAATAAATTACGAAATACCGAATACATCTTCAAGTCAATTAACTTCTTCTCAAAGAATATCATTAATCGTAACGTAAAGTCTGTATCTTGACAACCATATTTGCATAATGGGTCTAATTCTTTTTTATCCCAAGGTATCTTATCAAATTTATCTTGCTTTTCATAATCACCGTATTCTGGTAAATATCTTCTAACCATATCCTTTAACCCATGAGGTTTTTCCTCATTGAGAACATATTTTGCAAGCATACCATCTAAGCATGTACCTCTATAATAGATATGATACTTTTGATTAATCTGGTCATCAAATTTCCAGTTCCATGCAACCTTTACAATATCATAATTCTCAATAATCTCTTCCCCAAATTTCCTTAACATTTTCTTCCAGTTCCATCCCGGTGAAGTATATTCTTTTGTTTGGAAATGGTCTAATGGAATAGAAGCACCAAACCCTGGCATCCAAGATACTGATAGAATAGTTGGCTTGAAACTTTTATTATAGATTGGTTCAGCATTAGTTTCGTAGTCACAGCAAGCATAACCAGTTGCTTTACAACAAGCAATTAGTTTCTTGAGTTCTCTTTTGTTCTTAATTATCTTATATCTTGTTTCCATATTAATAAATAGAAAGAGGGACATACCTACATGTAGTAGATACATCCCTCTAATGTTAGAATGAGTCCTGTAAATCTTCAAGATTGGTATTCAGGTATTTCCAATCTTTTTTATAAGAATGAAGAGAATCAATTGTATGGTATAAGTAACCGGGTTTAACTCCAACCTCTTTAGCTACATATTCCATAAGTCTCCATGCAAGGTATACATCATTACCAAAATGAGTAACAAAATCTGAACTCCTTTGGTGATAACAAATATGTAATACCTTCTCTCCTTTACCATTCTGACGAATAAGGAAATCATAATACATAGAGCAGGGAATACGTTTACTTCCATCAAGGAATCTTAAGTCTGTACCATGAAATATAGGGAGTACTGCCTTACGAGTATCATTATCCCTTTTAAGGAGTTCGATAACAGATTGCATGGCAGAATCACAATTGAATGATGTACTACCATACAGATATAATTGATTCCAAATACGTTCTGGATAAGTATAATCAAATCTACCATTCACCAAGAACTGTTCCCATAAATCTTTTCTCAGTTCCCAAGCTTTACCCGGATTTAATTCGTACCAACCAATTCTTTCCTCAAACTCAGCATCTGCCCATTCTTTTGAATGCGAGAATACAAATAACCATACCGGGTCTCCGAGTGAAGTTAAGCAATATTGTTGGCAAATGAGTTCCTTTGTCTCAAATTCCTCATTACCTTCAATTACTTTATTCTGATAGGTCTTTGGTTTTACAGTTTGACCGTAACTGTTGAGTTCTCTGCCAAGTTCTGACATTAACTCAAAAGAATTACTGTAGATTCTCATTCTTCTGTTTCTTTAAAAGTTTCTTCTTATATGCTTTACGTTGAGAATAGGATATCACATTTTCTGGATATTCTATATCTTCATATTCTAATAGCAAGTCCTTTGCTAACAAAGTTTGGTATTCATATAAGTCCGGACGAAGTACTTTAAAACTCCTAAAGAATACCTTAAATGAAGACCATTCCTTTTCTGTACCATTTTGGATTTTCTTATAAACTTCTTTAACTCTTTTAGTCCAAGGATTATCTATACCCTTAATTACTTTCTTAAGAGGTTTATAAGCCGAGTACATTAAGAGTGTCTCTACATTCCCATACATTTGAGTCGCAAATAGGTTGATTTGTACTGACTGGTCCGGCCCATACACATATTCGGCCATCCGTTGAATTAATAGGAAGTCGAATATTAACCTCTTTGTAATCTCTGATGCTCTGATTACCATTGTAATAACTGGGATGTCCTCCTGAAATCTCTTGGAAAAAGTTGCAGCAATTAAACATTGTTTACCGTTATCATGGTGATTATTGAACATATACGTAACATTGTAATTCTGATTATATTTGTTCTTCAGGATTCTTAATTTGCTACGTAAGAGGTCTAACTTATTAAAATCGATATAATTATTCAATAAGCTCGTCCACTTAGTTTCTTTGTAATTAAAACACCTGCCATAATCAAAGTCTGGGTCTACCCATGCTTTACGTATTTTTATAAACACATTGTATGCTACTGCAACTCCACTGTTTGCAGTAGCACCCTTATCAAAAAGAACGGAGTCTAATCTTAAGAAAGCCTCGTTCAATTTCTCCCATGCCTCTTGTGAAGTAGCAAACTCCAAAGAGTGGAGGGTCTCCTCCGTATTAGATTGAAGACCCTCTAATTTTCTATTCCATCCACTCATCAGTAATTTGTTTTTTGTCTCCAGAGGTTAAGTCTTTGTTTCTTAAAGAATAACCTGTAGATTGATTCATCTGAAAACCCTTGTAATCCCAAGAATCCCATATATAGGTAGAAAGCTTTTACCAAAGAATACTGAAAATCTAATTCCTTAGTCATTACCTGGGTTTGTTTCCAAGGTCTACACTTAAGAAGATTCCTTGCAATATTCAATTCATATACTACGTTGAATAATAATACCTTCTCTTCTTCGTGAGATGCTTCACTTAAGGTATTAAACCCAGGAGTATAATCTTTTACTGATTCATGGTCTTCATCAATCATATTAAACCGATTAACTAAACCAATACTACCTTCGGTAACCATGGCTATACCCAGTGTAATTACGTCCTTCAATTCCTTTACTTTGAAGTCAGAGTAATCGACTACGTAAGACGTCCCCCAGGAGAAGATATCTTCTGGTAGTATATTTGCAAAGTGGAACAAAGTGAATAGGAATCCCAGAGCATCTCCCTGTTCTTCATTGGCATTCTGCAAATGGTTGAGTACCTGAGTATATTCATCCTCTGTTAACTGGTCAATATTCCATCCCCACTTGTGGCATATCTTTACTACCTCAGAGGTAGATTCATAACCCTCCATTAGTTCTTCGATAACCCGGGCAATAAAATCCTTAAGAACTACCTGATTTTGATGATTATTGATATCAACCGGGTAATCGGGTAGCTTTTCTATTTGCCGGTAGCCGTCTAATTGTTCTAACGAAAGAGAATACATTGCTTGTAAATACGTACCTACTTCTAAAGAAGGTACGATTTCCTTGATATTACGTATGTCCATTACTTACTTCCTGTTGAATTAAATCCACCTTCACCTCTTGTTCCCCACATTTGAGATTCAGAATAAAATTCTTCTGATTGAATCTCCTCGGGTTCTGTGAGATAGATTGGTACATGAATAAATTGGGTTGCTTTCTCATCCACCTTTAGAGTCTGTATTACTCGACTGAGATTGATTATACCAATATGAATCTCTCCTACATAAGGAGAATCTACAATCTCTGCAGTATACAGAAGACCTTTTTTAGAAGCAAGCCCAGACTTATTAGCTGCCATGAGCATAGACTCTTGAGGTTCGATAAGAGGTTTAATACCTGATGGGATAAGGATTCTCCCTCCCGGGTAGATTTGAATATCAGTTACGAAGTTGGTAGTTGTATTTACTCCCAATACAAAATCTGGGGTAAAATTATTTGGAGACTGATTTGCCTCGATTTGAATCAATTGTTGAGGGTCCAAGTTTCTTGGGATATAGAAATCCAAACCTGCATCACCTGCATTACCTCTCGATGGAGTCTTTACGTCTCTTACTTTAATAAATCTGAATCTGTTCATAATATATTACATTGTTTTAAAAGTTGTCCAAAGGTTAATCCTCTTTGAGGAGTTACTCCGAGTGAATGACAGAATCTTTCTACGTCATATTCACCCTGCATAAACAAATCAGCAAGAACATCGTCCTGCCGTACATAATAATTTGGGTTATTAAGATATAACTTAAACATTGCCCATATCATTCTTAACTTACCTACTTTTCCCATTGCATTCTTTATAAAGTTCTCTAATACGTTTCTTAGGTACTTCGAATTTCTCAACTGTCTTTGAGATAATTTCTTTTCTGTCTTTCCCTTTCCGAATCAAGCTTCGGATGAATTTCTTGATACCAACGGTGTCTTCTAATACATCCAAATCTTTGTATTGATTCTTCTGTTCTAATTCTTTCCTTGTAATGTTCAAGTTCTGGGACATCTTGAATGCACACAGTTCTGAGTCTCCGCATAATTTACATTCTTTAGTGGATAAATCATACCCAATACCAAAGCATGGGTCTCCATTACTTCCCAATTGAGAGATATCCAAGGGTGTTAGGATATCCTGCTTGGTTAAGTCGGGAAGCATTTGTTTTTTCTTTGCCATAATTAATCATCTATTTTTTTTTCTGTTAGTCTTATGACTGAATCTCCAATCTTCAATTCCGACTCATACAGAGGTAAGTAGGAATGTCCAATTGCATTTATAAATAGTTTCCTGATATCACCCAAGTGTTGTGAGTAACGAGAGTCAGTATAAGTTAGTACTCTAACCTGCAGTCCTGAACAGAAAGATAAATCAAAATATACCTTGTATTCATTAGCCATTACCTGGATTGATTGTATATCTGATACCCATACCAGAGTAGTACAGTTAAAAACATGGAGAGGAGTTTGTTCCTCTCCAATTCTAAGTATCTTATCGATAAATTCCTTATATAACTTAGTAATCATAACTCTTAAGTGTTACATTTTGATATTTACAATGAGGACAAGTCCAATCTTTAGTATGCCAAGGACCTCTTAAATCATTTATCTCGCTCTCTTTGAATTTCTTCTTGCAATGATGACATTTGTATTTGTATACATCATAATCATACTGAGATGAATATAGATAAAGTATTCCGATTATCACTCCCAGTACTGTTAGTATTAGTAGTAAGTATTCCATATCTTTTAATTTAATGATTAATGCCCTATGTCCCTCTATTAGATTAATTACTTCCTCCTACCGGAAAAAGTAATTATCCATAGTACTTAATAGAACAGATTAAGTAAGGTATTCTCATAAAGAATGAATAGGATGATTCTTCCATATCTTCTCTAACAGAATAACTTTCAATTCTTGTTTTTGATAATACTGCTTCCTATGTTTACCATGCCTATTAAGATAAGGACCTGGATAATGTAAGTCATCAAGGTAAACCTTTTTCTTTGAGGAATCAGTTCTAACCAAACGACCAAGGAACTGAATAGATTTTTCTTGGCTATCCATACTGGCAGCATTAAGTAAATACCTAAGCTTAGGGAAGTTTTTACCTCGAGCAATGATTGTGGTTGATACCAGGATATCAATCTTGCCTTCCCTAAAATCTTTCATTATTTGTTGTCTTATCTTTGAAGGAGTATCTACATGCACACAGGCAATATTATATTTACTTCCTAGCTTCTTTTTAAAGTATTTGCATAATTTCTCACAGTGTGCAATAAATTTACATACTACGAGTGCAGGATATCTACCTTGTTTAATATTCCATTTAAGTCTGTCATAAACCATCTTTCTGGCATATTTATTGAAGGTAATAGAATCATCATATACTTCTTTATAAGATACTTCTTCTGATTCCCAATTACCATACCAGGGTTTACTTGGTACCATCTTTACAATTGTACGAGTTGAATAACCTTTCTTAATAGAATCCTTAAGTTTAAACTCCGCAAGTACTTTACCAAAAAATACCTCAAGATTCATATTCTTTACTTTATCCTTGGCAAGCTTACTCATATAAATGGTACCAGATAATCCTATACGAACTCTGGTATTAAATAAACGAGTAAGTACATTTTGATATTGCTTACTACCTGCTTGGTCAGCCTCATCTACCAAAACCATATCTACCTTTGCCAATTCATTTTGATAGAATCTCATGTTACGAGAAATAGATTGAACCATACCAATGGTAAAATTACTCCAATTTAATACTTTACCTTGAACAAATGTAATCTGTTCTCCTGGTAGGTATTTCTTAAATTCATCTCTAGCTTGATTCAACCAGTCAGAGTCATTAGTTATTAGCAAAGTCTTTAACTGCTTCTTATAGGATAAATAAAGAGACGACATGATAAGAGTTTTACCTGCATTAACGGTGTAATCTAAAACACCAATCTGAAAAGGTACCTTACCTACCTTGTTATTGATTACTGCTTTAACAGCCTTCTCTTGTTCTGGTCTTAATTTATATTCTCCTATCTTCGTAACAACTTCATTGACTTTAGGTAAGGGTTGTCGCATATCTACAACTTTAGGTTTAATTCCATACTCAATACACTTTTCATATACTGCAGGAAGTAAACCTATTTTAAATTCACCATGCTTATTAACGTAATGAATTTTACCATCCCAGTTCTGCATACCTCTTTGCCTTGTACGTAAGTAGAAAGCATTTGGATGACGAATGGCAAACTCTGCATAGAGTTTCTGTGCGAACTTAAGAGGTAAGTCAAGTTCGCACATATTCCCATTCTGTATAATTATCCTACTCATTTGATAATTACAGTTACACCTTTCTTAGTAGAATCATCTACTCCCATAGCTTCCTTGATAAGCTTAATGTGATGTTCTTCATCGGCAATTAACTTATTCAACAAATGCATCACATCATCATAATCAGCCCGTTCACTATATAAGGCTAGACTATTCATAATTTTCTTATAATTGCCAATGGTCTCTATCTCAGAGTTCCAGGCAATCTTCAAAGCACTTTCAGGAGAAAAACCTATTTCCACTTTAGGATAGATATCCATAACAGAATCCTGTTCATGAGGGTCTGCTTTCTGTAAGAAATCCGATAACTTGTCGTAATGTCTCATTTCTACCAAACCAATACCAAGCATTAACTCTGCAATGGGTTCAAACCTTGACGACTGTTGAGTATACATAAGGATAGCACTAATCTCAGAGAAAGGTTTATCCTTTAGTGCATCCTTGAACATATTAACAATATCCTCTGGCCAAGGTTCAATGTCCTTGAAATCAGGATAATCTACTGACTGGTCCGAATACTTGAGGACATCAATAAAAGCATTAGCTGCATCCTCTACTCTGTTACCTAAAAATTTTAAAGCTTTCATAACGTTATGTTTTAATTATTAATCTTATCCCAGAGAGAGCCCTCAACTTGAGGTTCCTCTAAGGATTTTTTATTCTTATTTTTATATAAATACTTATTATACCTTTCTACTGCTTTATCAGTATATAATTGAGCAATATCGGGTAGACCATTACACCATGCTAGAGATTCAAACTGAGCATCTATGAAATCCTTATAATCCCAACCTTCTTCCTCTAAGAATGCTGCTACATAAGCAAAGTGAACATACTTTTCAGGATTCTTTTCATATGATTCATATATACCAGTTGCTTTAGCAATCTTACTTACAAAGTAATCATGTACCTTAGCAGTGAGTTCTAAATCTGCTGACTGTAATTTAATCTCAGCTTCTGTTTGATTAGTAATGTTATCCTGCATGGATATTAACCTTTGCATAACATTACGATAATCTGTCATCCTCTTTAAACCAGTCTCAATGTATTTAATAAATCCTTCCCGAGTATCAAATTTAAAATCCTCACAAAAGGTATTACATATCTCAGCAAGCTTTTTACATAAAGCCCATTCCCTTGTATTACTTTCGTTTATTTTACGAACTCCTCTATGCTTAAGCTTTATACGAGTAGCATATAATATATCGGCAACAAGGGAAGCATTACCCTTAGATGCTAGTAATATATTAGTTACTTTCTTAGTTGTCCCTTTATTAGAAACAACCACTGCTCTAGTATTTATTGCCTCTTTTCGTGCAATAACAAAAAAAGCCTCAACTGGGAAGTTATCTACCTCCAAGGTATTTAATATTTCCTCAAATTGAGACTTAGTAATGTGAATACTGGGTTCTCTCATTTTACTCTATTACAAACTAAAACACCATTAATACAACCCTCGTTATTATCTATTGGGCATTTTTTCCCATAAAGGTTTTTAGTGGGAGAACCAAATGATACATAATATGAACCTCTACTGGTACCTACATACCAAGTAACATTTTCGGGTAAGTTTAAAGTATAATCCCTAACTTTACCATCAACCATCTCACATCTGAAAACCATATTCTTCCTTGGTTGGGGTTTTTCAAACCAACTTACAACTGGGAAGAAATATCCCATAATTAAAAGAGCAGCCAAAACTATTGAAGTCTTAATTACATAATCGATTATCTTCATCATATCAT